AGCAAGTCAACTCGAGTTCTAAGCTGGAATGAGAGAAATCAGAGATTCCAGCTTTCTTTAAGTAGCGCGTCGTTCCCAAAAGGAAGGGAGAGTCTATACCAAATTCATACAACGCAAGGAGTATTTGAAGCAAGCGGGCATCACCGCACTTTTTCTTCTCAAGGTAAGTATGAACTTGTTCAAGACCTGAAAGTTGGCGGCACATTAAAAGCTTCACCTTTCCTTTCTCGCTCCAGTTTGGAGTCTTACCCTTTATTGTTGAGCGTAGATGCTCCCCATTACAATCAAACAGACGCAAATTTAATGGCTCATTGTGCAACCGAAGCCCGTCAATGTGGTCTACAACTTCTGAGCGAAGAAGAAAACGCCCGATTTTTTCCTCCATCATCAAACGGTGCTCGTAAATTACCCCGTACTTGCGGTCGCCTCTCATTCTTGCGTGAGGATGACCAAAAGGGGCTGATACAAGGGCGTATCCATCGCGATCAATATTGCGGCCTGTTTTATAAGAAGGGTTGTGAGTGCCAGGTCTCGGGGCTTGAGGTAGGCGAGGAGCATCAAAACTCAGCATTGTGCGTTGGACATACTTTACATTGTCATTGCAAATACTTGCTATCTCATGAGAGGTGCGAGTGCCGTCACAAAGAGGCAATATCTTCTTCTGTCTTTCATTCATATGAATATCCTTTATCTTCCACTACCGAAGCCACTATTATATCAATAGAAAGGAAGGAAGTCGAGGAGGCTTATTGGGATATTCAGGTTATGGATACTAATAACTATGTCTGTGAGAGCGGATTAATACATCATAACAGTGGCAAGTCAAAAGGCGGAACAATGCGGTTGATTATGCTTTTGTTGTCTGACAAGGGAACTAACGGCGGTTATTACATGCCTAGCTATGACCTATTAAAGCTGCGAGCAATGCCGGGTGTGCAAGAGGATTTAGAGTTTATTGGCCTTCCTTATACAATTAATAAGTCAGATTATTCAATAAAGATACATGGATTCGGCAAGATATTATTTAGGTCATATGACAGGCCAGAAAGAATCATTGCTTATGAAACTGCTCATTCAATTGTTGACGAGCTAGACACGTTATCAAAAGAAAAGGCAGCATTAGTTTGGCGTAAGGTATCGGAGCGTAACCGCCAGAAATGCAAGGGCGGCAATACGATTGGATGCGTGACAACGCCAGACCAAGGGTACAGTGGTTTCATATATCAGAAATGGTACAAGCAGAAGCAATCAGGTTATGAGGTTATAAAAGCGCCTACAGCTTCCAATCCATACTTGCCAGAGGGATACATTGAGCAGATAAGAGCAAACTATGATCCCCTTTTAGCTGATATGTATCTGAATGGTGAGATTGTTAACCTTACAGATAAGAAGGTTTATCATTTCTTTGATCGAATCAAGCATCACTCGCAGCGCACACTAAAAGATAATGACCGCATACATGTGACAATAGACTTTAATATAGGCGGCTGTTGTTCTAATGTTTATGTAATTGAGAATAACAGACCTACTGCTGTCGATGAGTTTATTAGCCATGACACATATGACTTTGTGAATAATCTCATTAAATATAAAAAGCATAAGATAATTGTTTACCCAGATGCAAGCGGTAAAGCCAATAAGACTAATGCAACAGAGTCAGATCTTGATATAATAAAGAGCGCAGGGCATCAAGTGAGTGCTCCAAATGCAAACCCAGCAGTAAGAGATAGGATTAACTGTGTAAACGCTAAAATATCTCGTAATGAGCTATTTGTTAACACTGACAAATGCCCTGAATTAGCGACTGCATTAGAGCATCAAGGGTATAATAAAAATGGTGAGCCTGAAAAGTTTACAGAACATCCGGCAATAGATGACTGGTGTGATGGAACTGGATATTTCATACACAGAATGTATCCAATACGCAGGCCAATGGCTAAAGCAATGAAAGTATCACGATAAAAGGATTAATATATGCAATCATACGTTAAAAAACCAGTGCAAATACAGGCAGTACAGTTAACAGAAACGAACATAAAAGAGGCGTATACATTTATACACAAAGCGCCTGACATTAATTGTGACATGGCCGCTGACAGGTGGCAGGATTACGAGGCAATTGTTACGCGCGATGGTTTAAAAATGATGACCTTGGAAAGTGACGGGCAAACGCAAACTGCAAATATTGGTGACTTTATTATTAAAGGCATTCAAGGCGAGTTTTACCCATGCAAGCCAGATATATTTTATTTAACTTATGACATTTGTGAAGATAAATAATGGATGATTATTTTGACAAGTCAAACCGTCACGAAGTTGGGTTGCACCGGGTGGCAACTGGCTTAATTAACGACTATACAACGCCCAACTTACAGGCAGTATATAAAAAAGCTCGCTTAATGCTGCTAGATGCAGAAGAAATCAAATCTGTGAGCCAGTTAACAATATTAACGAATAAAATAGCGCGTGAGATATTGCCAGAGACAACAGCAACGTGGGCGGAGGTTACGGCAGCATTGCAAGTGGTCGCAGTCAATGAGGCTTTGTTTAATGCGAAGCTATTTAAGGATATTGAAGACGTAAAGCTAAAGGTGCCGGCTGATAAAAAGATTCTAAAATATATTAATAACTCACTGCTTACTTTAGAAGGTGGCGCAAGGTCGAACTCAGGCGTGTGGGCTGAATATGTAAAGCAAAACAGTGCATCAGTCGGCAACGTGTACAATAACCAGATTAAAAGCGGTTATGCAGCAGGTGAGAGCGTTAACCAAATAACTAAACGATTGCGAACAGTAACAAATGGCATACTTAAAAACGAAGCTGAGGCGCTGGTAAGGACTGGCATGAGTCACTACGCAGTCAATGCCAGAGAGTCAATGATGCGTGATAATGAAGACGTTGTGACAGGTAGATATTTCAATAGCGTTTTTGATAACAAGCGAACATTGATATGTACAAGCTATGCAGCGCGGCAAGACTCAATGAGTAAACCGTGGGGCGTGAATGATGCGTCAGCGCCTAACTTGCCATTGCATTTTAATGAGCGTTCTAATTGGCTGTTTTTAGTTCGCGACCAAAAGCGGCCAGAAGGAACACGCGCAGCAGTCGGAGGCAAGGAAGGCGAAGAGGCAAAAGAAACATTTGAACGGCGTGAGAATAGCTTAAACAAGCGCAGAGATAACCCAAACATTACAGGTAAAACATCTAGCAAGCCAACTTATAGAGGCCGCAAAGACAGCGATACTTTTAACGCTGGTCAGATTGCCGGTGATACAAAAGCAGCGGCTTGGTTACGCTCGCAGCCTTCCTGGTTTCAAGACTCCAATCTAGGCAAGGCAAGGGGTGATTTATTTAGAAGTGGTCGACTTAAATTAGAAAAGCTCACCGATTTTACTGGTAAGCCATTAACTATAAAAGAGTTGATTGATAGTGGGGTTTAGATTAGGCCGCTGTAATTAGCGGCTATTGTTTATTTTAGAGGCAAAATAACTTCATTAAGCAATCCTTCATCTTGCATGAACTTAATCATATCAACTTGCACAAAATAGCCTGCATTACGTAGCGCAGACGCTACGCTATCCAGTTGCTTATCATCTGCTTCTTGGTCACGCTCAAAATATTCTGCAATATTTGCAGGGTCCGTGATTACTTCCATATTTTTATCAACTTTATTGAAATCAACTCCTGCTTTGCAAAACTTGTCAAAAGTAAATCCTGCTTTTACAGCTTCCATGTACCCAGCAGAAAAGTTAGAGACTGTAAAATCAGCCATGCCTTTGTCCATTGCAATGCTAAACGTTGGTATAGTTTCTTTATATAAATCCTCACAAAGACTTTTATTCATTGTTCTTACATCCACATTAGATTTTACTATGGCATCAGAAACAGACCTAGCAAGAGATTCAAAACATACTGGATTATCGTCTTTGTCGTGCTCGTCTTGCAGTGCAATTAAAGCGTCAATGTCAGGTTTCCATGTGGCAATGTCGACTGGGTTATTCTCAATACTCCAATGCCAATCAATGGCTAACATATTAATGCTGCGCATATACGCAACCACAGGAAAACCATCAGGC